GGTTCTCCTCCGACCACAGCTTCCCCTCGGCGCCCCAGTAGCGGGTGCCCTTCTTGAGGTCCCGCTCGACCAGCGTGGTCATCCACGCCGCGGGTACGAGCTTGGTGGCCGACGGCTCCCACCAGTGGGCGTTGATGACCATCGTGGCCCATTTGGTCAGCTCGCCCCAGGTCACGTTGCGCAACTGGCTCTCGCTGTTCGCCGAGACGATGACGGTCGATCCGATGCGAGTGGTGAGCATCCACAAGATGAGCCACGACACCAGTGCACTCTTCCCGATCCCCCGCCCCGAGGCCACCGCTGCACGCAGGGCCTGCAGCACGGCGTCCGGTGACCGGTTCTCCCGGATGTGCTTGGTGATCGTCCTGAGCACGTCCCTCTGCCAGCGGCGCGGTCCGCTGAACCGCTCCAGTGGGGTGTTCTTCTGCCCCCATGGGAACGCAAACAGCACGAACGCCTCGGGGTCATCGACGATGGTCTGCGACCACAACTGAGACATGAGCATCTGCTCATCGTCGGGCGCGTAACGCGGCTGCTGTGCCATCAGTCGTTGCTACTGTGTTCGATCCGAGGTGTGTCCACCCCGTCGTCGATGTCCACCGTCGTCACGTCCGTCAGCAGCCGAGAGCGTGCCTGCTCCAGCGCTGCGGTGATGCTGATCGACTGGTTGACCTCCACCTGCTTGATGTCGCCGTACTGCTTGCGATTGTCGGCGCCCATGAGCCACTTGTACGTGTCGATCTTGAGTTTGGACCGCGCTACGTCCTCGACGCTGTCCTCAGCCTCAGCAATCTCCACGATGCGTCCCGCCCACCACTCCGTGCGAAGTTCCTTCGCCTCCTTGTAGCGTTCGTAACGCTGGGGGTCACGCTTGATCCACCTCCAGAAGGCGTCGTACTCGATGTCGCGCAGATCGTCCCTGACGATGGCGTTGAGCGAGCGCCCCTTGGTCATCTCCGTCAGCACACGCTCGAACATGGCCGCGAACGAGGCATCGAGGAGCGCACGGGTGGCTCGACGATGTTCTGCCGGACTGATGTCGAGTGGTGGCGTCTGCATTGCGACGCTGTGACTAGGTGTCAGCCAGTCGGGAATAGACGGCTGAGCGAGGGCCTGGGTTTGCTGCTCCATGTCGGGATGGTATCACGGGTGTAGTTCGAGTTGGCAGCCTTGGTTGATGTGTCGCAGTGTCACTGGTGGGGATGGGGGATTGTTTCACTGGGTTACTGGTTGATTTGTTATTTGAAAAAATTGTGCGCGGGTCCTACGTTTTTGGTCACTGCCCCGCCGCCAATCGTTGGGGTACCCCCAGCACCCTTGATCCACCGGGCCAACCGCCAGGCCGCAGCTACCGCCACCAGGGCACAATGGATCAATGGCCAGGCGCAGCATTGGCGCATTGGCGCAGCATTGGCGCATTGGCGCAGGGATAGTGTGTCAATGGGTGCGGAATCCGTGTCAATGGGTGCGTGCGAAGGGGGGTGTGACAAGGTGACTTTGATAGTTCGAATTTGAGGGTTAGAGACCTTTTTTAATTTAGTCCAGAATCCACCCCCTCGCCACCAGTCACAGTGTCACAGGCACCACAGTCATCGCATTGGCACAATACCCCTATGCTTCAATGGGACAATCAACCCTGTTACATTACGTCATCGGGTCAACGGTTGACCCGACAAGCAGAAGGAAACGACCATGACCAAGCAAGAAACCAAAACCCTCGACCGTGCCCGTATCGGTGGACGCGGTTCTCTCATGCGCATGATGGCCATCGTCCATCGCTCAGGCTCGACCCGCACGCAACGCGAGATTGAGCAAGCAATCAACGATGCTGATGCGATGGACGAGTTCACCCGCGTGAACGGCGCCCTTGTCCACAACAGCGAGATCTAACGTCAACCCGGCGAGCCTACGGGCTCGCCAATCATCGGAGACACCATGCTGCACCCTCGCATCCTCTCTCACTACCTCTTCAACCGCACGGACTGCCAATCGTGCCCCGTCGACGCGTGCGCAGACTGCGCGCACTATTGGGGTGTGCACGTGCGAACCCTCTCCGCATTCCTTCGCGCTATCGGCGTGGATGCTGATCATCTTCGCAACATCTAACCCGGAGCACCACGCCATGCGCAAGCCCCTTCCCCTTCGCTACCGTATCGGTCGATTCATCGATCGCAACCCGTTCCAAGTGTTCACCTACCTCTTCGCTATCTTTTTCGGGCTTGCCATCGGCACGCTGATCGCTCTCGGAATCTAAACAACACCATCATCGAACGGAGAACTAGACCATGGCAAACACCAACAGCATCATCGTCTACGATGGTCCTAGCACGATCGATGGCAAGCCCATTGTGGTGATCCTCACGGGCTTAGCCGACTCGAGCGAAAACGCGAAGACCGGTAACCTCGTTCAATCGTTCATCATTCGATCGGACATCGCACCTACCGATGCCCTTAAGACGGGAGACGATGCCAGCGTGTGCGGGCTTTGCCCACATCGTCCCCTTATCGCTCGCATGCTCGAGCGAGCCGGGCTCGCGTGGTCACCGTGCTATGTCCGTGTCGGGGAATCCGTGCTCTCGGTCTATCGGGCTTACAAACGCGGTAGCTACCCTCGAGCCACTACCATCGCACAGGTTGCGCAGCTACTGCGTGGTCGGAAACTCCGGCTCGGCACCTATGGCGATCCTGCAGCGGCGCCCGTGGAATTGTGGGCGCTGCTGGTGTCACTCTCTGCAGATCACGTGGGCTATACGCACCAATGGCAAGCCACGGGCTTTGATGCGGCCGCGTGGTCCCCTTTGGTGATGGCATCGGCCGATTCGCACGATGAAGCCCTGCAGGCGCAGTCCATGGGCATGCGCTATTTCCGCGTATCCATCGGGGTCGATAAAGCCCCGTTAGAAGTGTCATGTCCTGCGAGCATCGAGGGCGGACGCAAAGCCCAGTGCTCAGATTGCATGCTCTGCGCAGGCACCAGTAAGCAAGCCCGCTCTATCGTGATCGCAGACCATGCTGCAGGACATGCCAAGCGGGCTAAGGTCATTCCAATCGTCCCTCTTACCCGTGCTGAGCAATTGGAAGCTACCCGGCTTGAACGGGCTCTCATGACGGCTGAACTCGATCGAGCATTGGCGGTTTGACGTATCCGCCTAGGCGCCCTGGTGGCGCCTATGGGATGCGCCAGCATCATTCCATCGCAACATCAAAGGATTGACCATGACAAATTCCAGCACTCTAGCCGCCCGTGTCCGGGAATATTTCGACGCAAATCCTAACGCGCTCGTTTCCGATATCGCACGTTTGTTCGGCATTACGGTAAACCATGCCAAACGTATTTTGATGTCGGGAGGTTGATCATGCCTGAAGTCATCTTTTCCCGCACCAGTCCATCGGACGGGTTAGCCGTCACGGTAACCGCTGATTGGCCAAACGGTCGATTCACCGTGCTGTTTACCGATACCGATTCTGGAAACGATATCGAGCGTAGGGTTTATTCGAACCCCGAATCCGCACAATGGTTTGCCAACAAATTGCTACCGGAGATAACACCATGACACATATGACAGCACGTTTCCCGGGCCAATGCGCCCGCACGGGCGCCCGAATCAACCCGGGCGATACCATCGATTACAGCCGACAAACCCGGCGCGCGATTCTTGTAATGCGCTGCAATCCTGCGGGCGAAGCCCCTGCGGATTACCCGGCGGACCCGGACCTAGCCCTGGCTCGCTCGCTCGACCCTGAACTAGCGGATGCGAACCCGGATGCTGCAGCGCACGCTGGGCGCTATCTCAGGCAATCGCTCGAGCGGGGCATATCGCACGTTTGGAATTCAGGCGGACGTGAGTTCTATCGAAACCGCCGGGGCCGCTGCGAGGATGCGCCGTGCTGCGGATGCTGCAACGCATAAGGGGTTGACCATGACACCGAAAGCAATCCTTCGCATGGCAAAGCCCTTCAAGGCCACCATCGGCGCGCATGTGCCCTTGATCGGCAATTCCAATGTCACCCACGACGATTACCAGCGTGCGCGCGCCGATAGCGATGCTGCAGTCCAGCGCGCCAAGTATCTGATTCAACATCTTGCAAACCGCCACGATGCGGTTTTGTTCGCGCGTGCTGTTGGCATGCCGGGCTACATCTATATGCGCTAAGGGGTCAACCATGAGCGCATCAAACCCAATGCACCGAGAACCCCCAGCACGAACCCCGAGACGGCCCGTGTGGCCGTTCCCCGTGCAACCCCTCGCCTACCCTCTCGCTCCACCAATCGAGCGCCCTACGCGCCCGACTAAGCCCGACCATGCATCCATGCCCGATGCACCATTCTGAAAGAACAGAACCATGACAACAATCATTCGCAGGCCGGACGGTACCCTGAGCACCTATACGGTGACAAACCCTGCAACATGGGCGGCGCTGCAAGCCGTGAAGCCGGCCAAGAAACCGCGCGCCAAAGCCGACAAACGAAAGTACCCGTCGCAGGCCCTGAGCACTGCCGACTATGTGGCGCAATATTTCGCGCTGAACACCCGCAGCCGTACGGGTGAAATCAACGCCTATGGGCAACATCAGGACCATCGGACCCTGTACCAGCCGTTGAACGAAAAGCCGTGGCACTGGGCGCCCGACACGGTCGAAATCGAAACGGTGGAGGCCTGACCATGTACGGACCCGGTATACCCTGCCTTGACCCCGATAAGCCCTTGACCCGCTCAGAGCTTGCCGATGAGCGCTGGGAGCGCCGTCGCGCCCGCGTGCTAACCCGTGCGCACGTAGAGCGCCTGGAAGCCGCCCTACGTTGGGCATTGGATCAATTGGACGATGATCTCGACCCCGATCATCAGGCCGCCCTGGCTGATGCATGGTCACTGGTGGAGGGTATCGAATGATCCTCGCCCTACTGGCCGCCCTGGCCGCCGCCATCATCGCCGCTATCCTTCTCGGAGATTAAATCCAATGGAAACACAATCGACCGCGCCCAAAACCCCCGGCAAACCCGTCGGCCGCCCCCGGGTCAACGCCAAGCGCGACACGGCCACGGCCGCGCGTCTCTTGGCCACGCAGACCCGCCTCGGACTGACTGACGCCAGCATGGCCCGGTATCTCGGGGTGCCCGTCTCCACTTGGCGCAACTGGGCCTGCGGGCACCGGGAGCCGGGAGCCGTGACGGCTCGCCTACTCGACGTGCTCGACGCCGTGGAGTGTCTGGCGCCCGAGATGCACAAACACTTGTTGCCATGAGAGTGCTCATCGCCTGCGAATACTCAGGCACCGTGCGGGATGCGTTTCTGGCACGGGGTCATGACGCCATGTCATGTGACCTCTTGCCCACGGACGCACCCGGGCCGCACTGGTGCGGTGACGTGCGCGACGTGCTGGGCATGGGCTGGGATCTCATGATCGCTCACCCGCCCTGCACTCACCTGGCCGTAAGCGGGGCGCGATGGTTCGACAAGAAACGCGATGAACAGGCAGCCGCCCTAGACTTCGTGCGCCTGCTCATGGATGCGCCCATCGAACGGATCGCGATCGAGAACCCCGTCTCGATCATCTCCAGCCGCATCCGCAAGCCGGACCAGATCATTCAACCCTACGAGCACGGGCATGAGGCCACAAAAACAACGTGCATGTGGCTCAAAGGGCTGCCCCATCTCAAGCCCTCGAACCTCGTCGGCAAGGGAGCGCGGCACGTCACCAAGAGCGGGCGCAGCCTGCCTGAGTGGTACAACCTGCCGCCATCGGCGGACAGGTGGAAGATCCGCAGCGCCACGTTCCCGGGGATCGCTGCGGCCATGGCGGACCAGTGGGGCGCTCAAGCCGCCCGCTGATCCTCCTCGTCCATCCACTCCTCGAAGTGCGGCACCGTGCGCCGCTCAAGGCCCGCGATGGTGCGCCGCTCATCCTCGGCCCGCTGGCGGGCCTTGATGATCTCCGTGCGCTGCGTATCGAACGCATTCACCAGCGCCGGGTTGATCGCCCAGTCGGCCTGATGCAGGTGCTCACGCGAGCCGTCATCGAGCCGCACAACCCACCCGGCCTCCTCTAGGGTCTGCATGGCACCGATGACCATCCGGTCCTGTAGGATGGTGCTCTGCACCTTCTCCATGCGCCGCCGTGCGCCTCGTTTGACCTCTGAGAGGGTTACGGCGGTCTTCCCGGCGCAGTGGTATAGCAGCCAGCCCTGCACCCAGATATCGAACGAATCCCCGGTGAACTCTGCCAGCGTGTACCGCAGCGCCGGGATGACGTACCCCCGCACCATGCTGATGGCCCGCTCGAGCGTGGAGCGGCTGACGATGCTGCTGAAGGGGAACTCGATCACGTGGAACAGCAGCGCGAGGCGGGCCGCAGTGCCCTCCAGCTTCCCGTACGCCGTCAGGAACGCGGGGTCGGCCTCCAGCACCACCTCGTCGCGCTTGGACTGCTCGAACCACAGTTGAAACTCTCGGAAGAGCACATAGGCATCCGGGGCCAGCGTATAGGTCTGTGCCGGGAGCGAGTAGACCAGGCGCACCAGCTGATCCCACCCAGCCGAGTGCGCAGGCGGGCCAGGCTCGCCGCGCCGGGTCTTGCGCGTGTCCAGGATGCCGGGGATGAACCGCTGCAACAGGCCATCGGTGGCCAAATACTCGACCGCGCCACGGTAGACCAGCGGCTGGATGTTCCCGTACACGCTGACAGCGAAGCAGTCGGCGATGATCGCGCCACCGCCTACCCGGTCGTACTCGTACCGCCTCGCCTCGTAGGCCTGCACCCACGTCGAGCGGTCCTCGCCGCTGTTGCGGTCGCTCATCTTCTTGGTCCAGGCGGCCATCTCGTCTAGGTAGCACAGCAGGCCACGCGGCCGCTCCGCCGCGTACCTCACCAGTTTCTGGCTGGTGATATCACTCACCTTCAGGCGCAGCGGCTGGGGCTGGGGAGGAAGTTCGCTCACGGTGGGCAGCGCCGTGTTGCCGGTCACATCGAGGCTGGACGCGGCGTCGAGGAACTCCTTTTTCGATACCGCGTGCCGGGCCTCCAGCGCCTCCCAGTCCAACATGCGCTTCTTGAACGCCGGGTAATCCTCGGCCTCGATCTGGTGCAGCACCTCGACCATCGGCGAGGCGCCCGGGGTCTTCTTGTCGGCTGGACTGCCGATGGTCATCAACCAGATGATGGGCGGCACCTCGTACCCCTCCATCAGGCGCAGCCGCGAGCGGGCATCGATGGCACCGGCCACCGCCGCCAGGCCCGAGAAAAGGGGCACGATGGGGTCGCACCCGATGTGCCCGCTCACCTCGCTGGCCCTGTCGGCCAGGGCCTGCGGCCACCACTCCACGCGCATGACGGGCGCGGGCACCCGGCTCGACTCGATGAGCACCTGCGGCTGGGTCAGCGCCTCGGCGGGCTTGAACAGGGCCGAGGCGTCCAGCGGGGGCTTCACCCAGCCCGACTGACGGGCTAGGTGGAACAGGCTGCCGAGCTTGACCTGTGTGGCCTTGTCGGACTTGAACGACCGCCACTGCGCACTGATGGCGCGGTCGCCCGGGTACTTATCGGCGCTCTTGGCGCTCCACTGCTGCCAGGTGGTGAACGCGCCATCGAGGTCGTTGGTCTGCGTGCCTGCCCAGTGCAGCGCCATCCCGCAGGTGATCCACTCATCGCGTGAGACGTCAGGGCTGATGCTGTCCAATGCGCTGCGGATCTCGTCCCAGTTCACCTCGACCGACTCGGTGGGCTCTGACGGTGCGGCCGCAGGCTCGTCAAGCAGCGCCTGCCACAAGTCGAGCAGTGCTGGCGGGATGAGCGGCAGGCGCATCCAGTGCCCGCGGCCAGCCCATCGGTAGGGCTGCTGCGTGTCGGGGTGGATGCTCGGCGGCAGCACGTCCTGCACCGTCAGCCCCTCGGCGGTCCCACATCGGAAGTCGAGGTAGTTCTTGTCCACCCCGTTGATGACGGTGATCAACTTCTTGCTCGGCAACGCCAAGCCAAAGGGCATCGCGTACAGCAGCTTGCCGTGCCCCTGCCGCCCACTGTCCACGATCACCGCATCGGGTGCATCGTAGAGCGCCTGCAGATCAACGCCCATGAATGACAGCATCGTGGTGGCAGTGAGCCAGTCGTCGATGTCCAGGGCCATCGTGCCGCTGTAGGCGTGGGCCAGCCCGATGCCGTGCTGCGGGGGCAGATCGGCCTGCGAGCGCAGCGCCGCCCACCGCTCGTTCCAACTCTTGGTGCGCGGCCCCTTGGTGCCCGGTGGGATGGGCACAAGTGACCACCCGTGTCTGATGTAGGCGTCAACCGACGCGGGATGCTGTTGCACAGTGCTCGATGATGTCATACGATGTGATGGCAGGTTAACCTGCGTCTCCTCCTTCGATGTTGCACCCCGCCAGGTTCACGCTTGGCGGGGTTCTTTTTTGTCGGTGGGCTCTGCTGCCATTGTTTCCAACTGTGCACGCAGCCGGTCGATTCTTGTGTCGTGGTAGGCAACCATCGCATTCGCATAGTCGCGGGCCGTCTGCGCCTCTCGCAGACCACGCTTGGCTTGATCCAACTCTCGGGCGATCTCTTCCTCATGACTCAGGGTGCGGAAGGGGTTGAGTAGCTTCATTTGCGTCTCCTGTTGCACAAAGTGCTTGCATCGTAAAGCGGATGTGCTTATGATGTCAACCCATGAACAAGCGAACCACTTTCCTTACGGTGCGGCTGCAGCAGCAGACGCACCACGCGTTCCGCGACAAGGCAACCCGATACGGAGGCGTATCGGAGGTCTTGCGCGAACTGGTCGAGGCGTTCATCGAGGACCGCCTAACCGTAATCCCACCCGTAACCCCGAAGAAGGAGTCACTGTATGTCGCTCGAATCGAAAATTGAAGACCTGACCGCTGCCATCCACGCACTGGTCGCTGCGATGGGCGCTCGCCCTACCGCCGCACCCGCGGCCGCCCCTGCTGTGGTCACCATCACACCCGCCTCGCCCGTGCCTGCACCGGCCCCTGTCGTGCCTGCGATGCCGGCGCCGCCTGTGTTCGCGCCGCCTGCACCCGTGGCACCGGCCGCCACGCTGCCCAAGGCACCCTTCACCGATCAGAAAAGTCTGATCGACTACGTCATGTCGTCCTACAAGACCCTCGGCGTGGCCAAGGGTGCGCAGATCCAGCAGGTTCTGGTTTCACTCGGGCACCAGAACATCAACGATGTGAAGCCCGAGAACTACGACGCCCTGTTCGCAGGTGTGGAAGCACTGAAGTGAGCACGCACGCCACCCTGTCGCCGTCCAAGCGGCAACGCTGGGCCGCGTGCCCCGGCAGCGTGCGCGAGGAGGCCGCTTACCCCGATGAGCGCAGCGGCGCTGCGGCAATCGACGGCACCCACTCGCACACGCTGCTGGAGCACTGCGTCAAGGCCGGCGCGGCCGACCCGCTGCCGATGGTCGGCATCACGATGAAGGATGACGATGGTGAGTTCACCGTCGATGCTGAACGTGCGCAGCGGGTCAAGATCGCCATCGACTACATCAAGCAGCGTCACGCCGAGTCGCTGGGCATCGCTCAGTTGATCGCCGAGCAGCGCGTCGATCCGCAGTGGCTGCTGAGTCGGGACGACCTCTCGGGCACCGTCGACGTGCAGATCCACGATGTGCTGCACGGGGTGCTGGAGATCATCGACTACAAGGACGGGATGAACGACGCCTGGGACTCGGCGATCCTGCAGATGGAGCAGTACGCTGTGGGCGCACTGGCCGGGTTCAAGATTGCCAAGCCCGGTCGGTACCCGTTCCAGACCGTGCGCATGACGGTCATCCAGCCGAAGTTGGCGCTGCGCGGCGGCCCGACGATCAGGTCTGTGGACTACCCTGTGGACAAGGTTTTGGATGAGGTGGCTCGCACCATCGTCATCGAGGCCGCGGCCACGGACAGACCCGACGCGCCCCTGGTGCCTGGCGAGAAGCAGTGCCGATACTGTCGCGCCAAGGG